ATAGTCGTGCTGCGGGATGTTTAATCCGGCCACGTTCCTGACGTTGATGTTCGGGTGCATACGGTTAGGCGGCGGGTTGGGCGGTCATGCCGAGTTGCTGGTCTTGCGCCATCTTTTGCAGCGCGGGTTGCGCGCCGGTGCGGCCGATGACGGCGTTTTGCTGTTGTTGGAGCTGGAACTGGAAGGCTTGTGCGCGGGCGTCGATCATCTTGCGGAAGATTTCGTCGGACTGATAACGCTGCTGGACGGCGGGGTTGGACTGGATGATTTGCTGCAAGGTTTGCAGGCGGACTTGGGCGTTTTGGCCGCCCTCCTTGAGCGGGGGCTCGGTGCCTGCGGCGATTTTTGCGAAGGCGGTTTGTTCGTCTTCCTGCTCCATCTGCGTCGCGGCGCCGATGTCCCTGACGAGGAGGTTGGCGAGGTTTTGGTCTACTGAGCCGAGCATGACCTTGATCAATTGAGCGCGGTCGATCACTCCCATCGAATCAAGAGGCACTAGATTCTGGGTCAGGAACGTCATCTTTGCCTCTAGGGCGGCGTTATCGAGTGTTCTCGCGTCGAACTCGGCAGTGATGTCATAGCGACCGCGGATGTCGGCGGCGCCTTCTGCTAACGGCGTGGCGTTTCCGGTGACGCGAGAAATTTCCTCCGGCAACATATACTGCTGCGCCAATGCGAGGATCTGGATCATCATGACCTTCATGTCGAGGAGCCATGAGTCGGCCAAGTCCTGCATGTGCAGCATGGCGATGTTTGGATTGACGCTCTCGGTCATGCGACCGAAGTAGCGGTCAACGTCCGCGCGTGTTGCCTGCTCGACCTCGATAGAGCCTTGGTCAAACGGCGGCGGCGTCATCCAATTGATCTCATTCGGACGGCGCTCAGGGATCTGCATCGCTGGTCCGAGGACGAGATCGAGGCGACCTCTGGAAGCGGGCACTTTGAGCGGGGGAATGATGCTGATACTGGCGCGGTCAACGCGGTAGTCGCGCTGCACCTTCACCTCTTCCTGCGCCGACTGGACGATCTCAGGGATTCCGCGGCTTTCGAGGAGCGGGCGGGTGTTGCGCTCGCGGGGCAGCTCGACAAACGGATACATCTGATGCTCGTACGGCATCAGCTCATGCAGCGCGACGGAGTCGGTGATGCTGTAGCTGACAACGGTGCGGGTGACCTTGGTCGCTCCGGTGCGGTCGTCGTGCTCCTTGCGGTAAACGTGCCAAATTTCAACCAAGTCGCGCATTTGCTCGTACAGGAACTGGTCCGAGCGGTGGATGTTCATGTGGATGCGCTTCATCTCGCCGCGATGCTTCACTGCGCGCTCGACCCACTGCTTGTCCCAGCCTTCCAGTGCGGCGCGCTCGCGCAGCTCGAACTCACTGAGCAGCTCGCGGCGGGCGATGAAGGGCGCCCTTTGCAGAGAGTCTGTCTGTATGGGAAAAATCACGTCCTCCCATGCTTCCAAAGCGCGCACTACTGGCTTGCTTGAGAAAATATAAGGACTCTCCCACTCGACCTCGCCCCTCTCGCGGAGTTGGCGGACCTTAGACACGCTGCCCAGCTCCGGCACCACCTGACCGAGAAGCTCCGCGGCCAGCTCTTCCTGAGCGGGATCGAGGACGACTTCGAGGAGCGCCTGCAGGTTGGGATCTTGCGTCTCCTCGATCATCATCATCGCTTCTTCGAGCGTGAATCGCTTCACCTCGACGCGGGTCTGGCGCTCCCAATCGACAGCCATGACGGCGAGGCCATAGGTCTCTCTAAACTCGGCAGCCAAGCGGATCTCGCGGCGCATGTCGTCGGCACAGTGGCTGTGAAGGAGCCAGCGGAGCACAGTCTCCGCGGCATTCTTCTTGGGAGCGTCCATCACCTCGACCGGCTGCACCTGCAGGCGGGACTTGAAGAATGCGGACGTGAGCGAAATTACCCGCTCACGAATGATCGATTCGGCCAAACGGACGGCACAGTCACTACTATTCTCCCAAGGAAAGACCTTTTTGCCGTAGAAGGCTTGATGCTTGCGGCCGTCGTCGCTCTGTCCGGCCCAGATACAATACCGGACGTTGAAATTCTTGAGTTTCCGATGCAGGTAACCGGAGCCGTCGTGGTCCGCCTGATCGATGTCGCTGATCATGCGCGTGATTTTGTCGCGGTCGAGTTTCATTAGATCAGGACGGTGGCTTTGCGCGGGGTATACTTAATCGCGCACTCAGGGTTCCGTTTTAGAAACCAGTGGCGGAATGTTTTGTCAGACCAGCAGCCGTCACCTAGATGCTTCTGCCATGCAAAATAAGCATCGGCCGGAACGTCCATAACGTGCTGACCGATGCCGTCTACAGTGCAGTGTTCTAACTGGTCGTTGACCTGCTTGGCCTTGCGAGCGTCGATAGCGGCCATCACTTGTTGTGCGCGCCATCCTGTCTGCAGCTCCTCTTTGACAAGGTGAGCCAGCTCGTCATCCATGTCTCCGACCAGATCGGAGAATATTTGATCTGACATCCTAACTTCTGCCGTCCGACCCGCATACGCAGTGCGGACGGCAGTGTGTTAAGACGCTTAGTAGGAAGCGAGGGGCAGCATGGAGAAGAAGATATGAACTTCTCCAGCGTCCAGCTCCGCGAGGTCATACGAGGCCATCGAAGCGAAGTTCGCATTGATGTCCGTCGCGCTGACGTAAGCCGCGGGGATGGTCGAGGGCTGCGCTTTGGCCAGCACTTCGCTGCCGTTGACGTTCACTTCGGTGGAAGTGAGCCATCGGTCGGTGTCACCGGAGTCTCCGATGATGAGCGCGTTGGTGTTGTACGCCGACGTTCCGGTCTTTTGGAACGGAGTCACCAAATGCATGGCGACGCGGGTGACAACGCTTTTCGCGGGCACCGTAATGATTTTAACGTCTTGTGCAGTGTTGTCGGCGCTCTGGGTGAGATCAGCCGAAGTAATTACACATTTGTGCGAAAAGCCGGTCGCGGCTTTCGTTTCTGAGGGCAATTCAAACAGTTCCATTTTCTTTTTTCTCCTTAGTTAGAATTAAGCAGTGGCGTTGAACTTGCCCATCGCCTTCGGCGACATGACAGCGAGCGACACGATGGTGTCCACCAGTCCGCGAGGACCGCCGCCTTGGTCTTCCAGCTCTTGGAAGCGAGGGCGACGACCATAACGCAGGCCAATGTGATCGGGCGAGATGACATAGCCGCGAGCATATTTTTCAGCGTCGGTCGATGCGTTAGGGGCCAAAAATAGGCTGCTCACGATCTCGGTCGTATTGAAGTCACCTTCGTAGAACGAGATATTCGAGACCAAGCGGTCGCTATTAGCAGCCTGCGCGGTCTGGCGCAGATTGAACACGTTCGACGTGCTGTTCACAGTGAATCGCGTGAAGTTGGTGATGGCCTTCTTGAGCGAAGGGCCAGCAACCAAGATCAGGCGATCTTGCGATCCAGTCTGCTCATAGATGCTTTGCAGAACATTCTGCAAGGCGCTCTCGGTGAGCGACGTAGTAGCGGTGTTGTTGATGCTGGCAGAAGGTGTCGCCTGCGATGTAGGAACCGGAAGGTCGGTTTGAGAACCGGCCGTTGCGATCCACTTACCCAATCCGCGGGTTTTGTAGGCCACGCTGCCGGAGCCTTCGACGGATTCGTTGTCGCTGGAGATGGTTCCTTCGATATCCCTTTTAAGTTCCGTCAAAGCCTTTGCCGTCGCGCGTGCAAATTCACGCTTGCGGCCAATAGCAGCGACATCAGCCAGATTGGCTTGGAAGTCAGACACGCGGACGGTGCGGCGCAGCTTCTGAGCGCGGGCGCTGAGAAGAACGCGGTTAGCCGTGGCATCCGAGAACTCGGAAACGTCGGAGGAGTCAACAACGCCATCGGTGCTGACGGCATTATAGCTGTCGGCCAAATAGCTGTAGATGGCCGGATTAGTGATGTCGCCCATCGTGCGGGCGATTGAACTGGAAATAGGCGTGTTTTTCGCGTCGACAACGGTCAACACATCGAGGAGATCCTCGCGGTTACCAGTCGCCGGAAAAAGCGTGCCTGCGGGAGCTGACATGATTTTTTAGGTCTTTCTAATTGATTGGTTTCTTATCCGAAGAGCGCCTCGCTCATATAATCGGCAACGTCATCAAGACGACCCGAAGCGAGTGCTCTGTCTCGCGTCACTTTGGACGCGCCTCTGGTAGAAGTTTTCGGTGCGCTAATCGGATTCGCTGGGGTAGGTGTCTTTGCGATCTTGTTAGACGAGACTTTCTTCGACGCGGCGGCTTTAGCGTTGGACGCTGCCTGCTTGGCCATGAGCTGCGACTCACCGTAGAGCGCCAAGCCGACCCAGTATTCAACCTGCGGGAGCTTCAATAGCTCCGGCGCTTGTTTTACGGTCGCTTGGAACGCTTGGTTGAGCGCACTGCCTTTTGTGAAGAGGTCGGGGAACAGGTTCTTGGCCGCTTCGACTGCTGGCTGCCTCTGAGAGAGCCATTCGCGTCGAGCGGGGGCATGCACCGTCAAAACGTCGTCTGCACGAATCAGGTAGTTTTTTACCTCATCGGCGTCAACGTAGACCTCGCTGCCGTCCGGTTTACGCACGGTGGCACCGTCTGTGTTGCGCAGCGCCCAGCGGCGAACCTCCTGAGCGCTCTTGATTTTCGCATCAAGCGCTTCGGCGGTATCGACGTCGGCAAGCGGGTTTTCCGCGCTAGGCTGCAGCATCGGGCGCGAAGCCTCATTGACCTGCGATTCCAGCTCGGCGAGGCGCTTTTGGGCTTCCTCGTATTGCGATTTGACGGTGGCGGCTTCTTCGGCTGCGGCCTTCTTTTGCGCCGTCAGTTTATTGATGCGCTTCTGGACATTGTCCGGTGATGGCGCTTCGCCTTCCTCGTCTTCGCTGTCCTCGGAATCTTCCGATTCCTCGCCAGACTCTTCTGTGCTGTCCTCTTCGGAGGTTTCCTCGGTGTTCTCCTCGGTCTCCTCTTCGTTTGTCTCGTCCTGTAAAAGATCTTCGGCGTCATCCGCCGACTTCA